GAACGTGAACGCGAACAACAACGCATTGCAGACGAAAAAGCGGCGCAGTTACGAGAAGCTGCCGAACGTAAAAGCAAACTGATTGACGATCTAATCGGCAATTCAGGCATTCCAAAACGCTTTCTTGGCAAAACGCTAAAAAACTATCAGGTGAGTTGCAAAGAGCAACAGAATGTAATTAACGACGCCAAGGCTTTTTTGATTGAATTTAGCAGCCCTCAGGGGCACTCTGGGCGCTGTATGACAATGCTGGGCAATACTGGTACAGGAAAATCTCACATCGCCAGCGCGATGGCTTTATGCGTCATTAAACACTATGGTGGTAAAGCGCGCTTTACCAGCGTTTCAGAAATTAACAGGCTGGTTAGAGAATCGAAGAGCTACAACGCTGAATACACTGAAACAGAAATCATTACAGCCTTTGGAAATTATGACCTGCTGATTGTTGATGAGGTTGGCATTCAGTCTGGTACTGATGCAGAAAGCCGTGCGTTATTCGATGTTTTTAATGCCCGCTATCAGAACATGAAACCGACGATTGTCATTAGCAATCTGAATATAAACCAGTTTAAAGACGCATTGGGTGAACGCATCGTCGACAGGCTAAAAGAGGGTGGCGGCTTAATTCTTGGCTTTAACTGGGGGTCGTATCGTGGATAAATTGAAGCTTATGTTAACGCAGTTGATAGAAAAAATAATGCCAAGATTACTTTTCTGGGTAGCTGTGATTTTATGGATATCAACGATAACACCAATATTTGCAGTCGCCTTATCTGTCAATACCCTTGATTTTTTTGGCTGGTTTATTCTTTTGGTATATTTTGGAATTATCCCATATACACTTTTATCGATTATTTATTTGGCGATAAAGGATGTTGAGAAAAAAAAGAAATGGCTTATTGAGTATCGCAGAGGTAAAAAATGAAAATTAAATATATCAAAGAGGCGGCGCACACGTGGTTGTTTTATACGCCTAAGGTCATGTTAAACGACATTAGAGCTGCGGCAAAAAATATTAGAGCTGCGGCAAAAAACTTCTATATCGCATTCGAATATTTAGCTTCATTTTTAATTATTTTGCTGATGTGGATTTTCCCAATTCCTATCATTTTCATTGGGGCTAAATCTTTAGAAAATCTGGAAAGGGAAAGATATGAACACTTGTGTAGCTTGTTGCGTCGCTTGTCGTCATTGGATGCTGAAACGAAAAAATAATAAAGGCGAATATGTTGCCGATGAGATGACAAGGAAAGGCGGCTGGGGCTGGTGTCGGTTTGATGAGATATGGAGATATTTCCCTTATTGCGGGGAATGCCCAAAAGGCAAATTTGAGCCAATAGAGGATGAGCTGAGAAAGAAGCGGGAAGAGTGGATAGCTAGAAAAGATGCAGAACACAAAAAACGCTGCCAAGAACTTATGCAGATGGAAAGGTGAAAATAAACAAATGAATGAGATTGAGACTGAAATGTACATTGATCCGGTAGCTAGTAAAGAACAAGCAAAAGCATGTCAACGTTTATGGTCGATGGTTATTATTTATGCACTAAGAGAGGCACGCGAAAGAATAGCCAACACAAAAGCCAAAAATCTCGAATGGGCGGTACGTCAAGAGATGGATTATTTCACAAGTCGAGATTTTGAAGCGGTATGCCGATTTGCTGGTTTTGAAATTGAGCCAGATACGATTGAAAACGAGTTACGGACATTGCGGAGATGGTGAAAATGGATATTGTTATGTATTTACTTGCTGGATTTGGGGTGTTGGCTTTTGTCTTTATCGGCCTTGCATATGCATTCGCTAAAATTACCCGATTAGCGGGGTGGATTTTTATCAAAAAAAGCTGTTTTAGATACCAGCATAAAGATGGCAAAACAAAGTACTACAAAGTTATTGAAACAGATTTTGATACCTATACAAAGCTGGTAAGCGATTACGAAAATAAATTTAGCAATAGGAAAGAAAAATGATACACAGGCTGAAAATACTTCCAGAATATTTTGAAGCGGTTAAGCAAAAAGTAAAGAGAGCTGAATTTCGGAAGAACGATAGAGATTTTAAGGTAGGAGACCTGCTCTTATTGGAAGAGTATGACAAAACAAATAACCAATACACAGGAAGATTTATTCTTGTTCGCATAACGCATGTTACTGATCTGGCTGATTGGGCTGCTGGCTATGTCATGTTAAGTATTGACAATTTGTCTTCTGGCAAGGCTTTGAGGGTAACTAAGAGTAACGAAAGGTAGGAGTAGGAAATGAGGAAATCCTTTTACGCTCTTGGACGACTACCTGCAGGGCGAATGAATAAAACCGAACAGACCTATGAACAGGAAGTATTAAAGCCTGCAATGCAATCTGGCCAAATTGTTTGGTATCAGTTTGAGGGCATTAAATTCAGGCTGGCAGACAACACCTTTTACACGCCCGATTTTAGCGTAATGAATGCTGATGGAACGATGGAAATACACGAGGTAAAAGGCTTCTGGCAGGATGATGCAAGGGTAAAAATCAAAGTCGCGGCCGACCGATATCCGTTTAGATTCATCGCAGTGCAACGAGCTGCTAAAAAGGACGGCGGTGGCTGGTGTCGTGAGGAGTTCAAATAATGGAAATTATGGCAGTTAAAGCAGTTGATAACAGTTTACGCCCTGTTACCTCTATTGATGCAGACTGGCTGAAACAATTCAATATAGGGCAGCCAATCAAGATTAAAGCAACTAGACAAAACCCGCGCAGCTTACCTCATCACAGGTTGTTTTTTGGTGGGTTATTAAAATTTGCCTTTGATTACTGGCAGCCTACAGGTGGGCTTATTAGACCAAATGAGCGCGATGTAGTTATTTGGGTGGCTAAGAAGCTGGATCGACTTGTGGGCAATAAAGGGGTTATTGTTGCCGCAGCAGAAGAGGCATTAGACCTGTTAGCCAAAAAGCGTGCAGAAAAAATACCGGACGTTGAAAAAGATATTAATTCATTCCGCCGCTGGCTAACTATTGAAGCTGGGTATTTTGATATACGCGTAACACCATCTGGGATTGTCAAAGAACCTAAGTCAATCAGCTTCGCGAACATGGGGCAAGAAGAGTTCAATGCGTTTTATAAGTCCTGTTTTAACGTGTGCTGGAACATGATTTTATGCGATAAGTTTTCCAGTGAAGAAGAAGCGCAGCGGGCAATAGATAATTTGTTATCTCTCGGGAATTAATCATGAGCAAAATCACCAAATCAGCAAAAGGGCAGCAGTGCCAAGTACGCTTGCCTGGTATCTGCAATAACAATCCCGAAACAGTAGTGCTTGCGCATTACAGAATGGACGGCATGTGTGGCATGGGCATTAAGCCTAACGATGTATTAGGGGCATATGCATGCAGTGCCTGTCACGATGAAGTAGACCGCAGGACAAGAATATTAGATGCACAGGAGGCACGCCTGTATCACGCAGAGGGCGTATTCCGAACGCAAAGTCTGTTGCTTGACCAGCATTTAATACAAGTGGCTTAGGAGGCAAATATGTATAAATCAGTTGATGAAATGCTATGTCAGGCGTTTTATATTAAAAACACATTGATTATGGGTAAAAGCAATTCGGCAAGAATTGAGGAATGGATTAAAAGCAAAGGGGTTATTGATCATTGCCGCTCAGGGCTAAGCCAGCACGATTGGCATGCAAATAGCGCAATGGTTCTATGCCGGGTGGAAAATACTTTAAACGATATTGAGTGGACGCTGATTAAAGCTGAATATGGTTATGACTTATCAGGCATTATTGATTTAACAAGTTATGTACTAGATAGAGATTCATATATTCAGCCATTGGAGTGCGATGCGTTGCTGGAGTACCTTTTTATTCAAAATAAAACATACAGGCAGTTACAAGATAAGTTTGACTGGGGTTCCCAGAAATTAAATAGGAAATTATCTCATGTTAAATCAATAATTAATAAATTGCATTACGAATGCATAGAAAAGCTTGAAATTAAAATGGGGAATAATATTTTGGTAAAATCAGGTAAAGATTTAGGGTATTCAGGCATTTATGCTTGTTAAAGCGGGAGCAAAAAATTATAATTAAGCTATTCTTCGGATAAGACTTAAGACAAATCTTGTTCGGGTATTCTGTTTTATATTTCTCCTTTTATTAGACATCAATTTGTAGCTTCCCGCCCACCTCAGGCGGGTTTTCTTTAAGATATTTGGTATGAGTGGCATGTATGAGTTATAAGATTGGATCTAATAAATACCTTAACTTGGGATTAGATATATGTGCCTTTTTAGCGCAAGGTTCTAATTCTAAATATGAAGTGGATGGGTTTATTTCTTATCAGATAAAGCCCAATGATTTGAGGAGTATTTGCTGTTTAGATGAGATATGCTACAGCATACAAATTTCCGCTGACTGCGCGAATGAGGTAGTCATTGAGCAAGTAGAAAAAAGACTTAATGAGTTTCCGCATCCTTGCCCTGATAGCAAATTACTCTTAACTGCCGCGCTACGGCAACCTTGGGATTATCGTGCCATGAAGTTAGAAATAAAAACTAAATATTAACTTTAGCATTATTCACAACCAGCCTATATGGCTGGTTTTTATTTTGCCTAGAGATTTTAGGATGGAGGGTTAAATATGAGAATTCTAAGGATGCCGGCTCCCACTCCTCTCCCAGATAAATATCAGATTGATACCAAGATAGGTAAAGATGGTGAATTCTTAGGCTTGGATGTCAAGATATTTAATGGCTATGAGTTAAAAGCCAGATACAGCGAAAAGATTGAGAATGGTGTTAAAGATGTTTCAATGGCATTTGGCGATTTTGAGGAATTGGAGCAATTAATAAGCAAGATTAAGACTGCATTGAAAGATATTGGTTCATCTGTAAGTGCACAGGATGCCCAAAGTCATTCACATGGGGATTAATTAATATTCAGCGGATTAGTTAAATGCTAGTCCGCTTTTTATTTAGGGTTGTTATATGACGTCAAGAGTAGATTTTCAGCAGGTCTGTTTGACATCCGTAGAGAGATTTGCAGCAAAAGCTAAAGAGGATGAGTGCAAAGAAATTGTCGCTACTATAACACAGCTGGCTGGCGATATAGAGGCTGCTACTGATGGATTATTAAAAGCGCGGTTGCCGAGGATGAAGCGGGAGGATGGATCGTATGATACCAGTCGTTGTAAATATTTCTGGATTGGTTTAGAAAATGCAAAAACAAAAGAGCAGCAAAATCTAGTGCTATTTGAGTCAAAATTTGGAGGTTATCCTGTTCGTATTTCATATCCGTGTGATCTCAAATCCCGCACAAACTTTACCACTTCCGCAAAAAACAGAAATTGCTTAGAGCACTCTTTAGCTCGTATGCTTTACTCCCCAGTTATAGCAGAACTTATATATTCTCTGATGAATGAACAGCGAACGGGTGATGGTGACGAATATGATTGATGGTAATGACTATAACTAATCCTGTATTGAATTGAGACAAGCCCACTGCGTGCGCGTATGGGCTTTTTTTATTGGAGTTCGCTATGACGGATAAAGACAACTCCGCCATGAGCGGATTAACTGACAAGCAGCAACGTTTTGTTGAAGAGTACCTAATTGACTTTAACGCCACACAGGCAGCAATAAGGGCTGGATATAGCCAAAAAACAGCAGGCTCAGTTGGGCATGAAAACTTGAGAAAACCTGAAATTGTGGCGGCGCTTAACAAAGCAAAGCAGGCGCGATGTGAGCGCACCCAAATTGATGCTGATTATGTCTTGAGCAGGCTGGTAGAGATTGACCAGATGGATGTTGCGGACATTCTTAATGCTGACGGTTCTGTATTACCAATCAGTCAATGGCCTAAGGTATGGAGAATCACATTAAGCGGCATGGATGTGCTTACGATGATGGACAAGGAAGATGGCCAAAGCATTCTTAAAAAGATTAAGTGGCCGGACAAGGTTAAAAATCTTGAACTGTTAGGGAAGCATGTAACTGTACAGGCGTTTAACGAAAAGACTTCTGTGTCTGGTGAAGTAAGAATAGAGACGCGGCCTATTAGTTCTATATTTGAGCAGCCTAATGATTAATAAACACTTTGCAGCATTTGCCAAGCCGGCGCGTTACAAGGTGGCGTATGGCGGCCGTGGCTCAGGTAAGTCGTGGGTGTTTGCAGAAATGGCTATTGAGGTTGCTAGAAGGACTAGGACGACTATTCCGTGCGTGCGTGAGTTACAATTATCCATTGGCGATTCAGTCCATAAATTATTAGCTGACACTATTATCCGGCTTGGGTATTCGGATGAGTTCGAGGTATTAAAGTCAACGATAGTGCATCGCGGTACTGGTACAAACTTCATATTTTTTGGCATCAAGAATGACCCTGCAAAAATTAAGTCGCTTGAGGGTGCGGGAATTTGCTGGATTGAGGAAGCGGCAAGTATTACGGCAGACATGTGGAATACATTAACGCCTACAATCCGAACGCCGGGCAGTGAGATATGGGTTAGCTTTAATCCAAAAAATCGTCTTGATGAAACATATCAGCGTTTTGTTGTTAACCCGCCATCTAATGCTGTAGTAATTAAAGCGAATTACTATGATAACCCCAACTTTCCAGAAGTCCTTAGAGACGAGATGGAAGCAGATAGGTTGTACGATCCTGATTTATACAGGCATAAATGGCTAGGCGAACCTGTTGCAGACAGTGAGCTGGCCATTATCAAGCCGGCATGGATTGAGGCTGCAACTAATGCGCATACTCGCCTTGATTTAACGCCAGCAGGAAAACGCACGCTTGGGTTTGACGTTGCTGACGAGGGTGAAGATGCTAATGCAACTGTAGGGCGTCATGGCTCAATTGTGTTCAGTATGAACGAGTGGCGCGGGCAGGATGTCATCTATTCTGCTGATAAAGTCTATCAGGATGCATTAGAGGCCAATATTGATAAAGTGGTGTTTGACAGTATCGGTGTAGGTGCTGGTGTAAAAGCCCAGTTTAGCCGCAAGAAAGGACGCATTCAAACGGTAGGGTTTAATGCTGGTGGCAAAGTTTACAAGCCCGAATCGTTGTATATGCCGGGCAAAAAGAACAAGGACATGTTTGCCAATATCAAAGCGCAAGCATGGTGGATTGTTCGCGACCGGTTTTACAAGACATGGCGCGCCGTTGAAAAGGGCGATAAGTACCCTGCTGATGAGTTAATTAGTCTGGATAGCAGTATTAAAGATATTGACTACTTAAAAGCCGAATTAAGCCGCCCTCAGGTTGACTATGACCAGAATGGTCGGGTTAAGGTGGAGAGTAAGAAAGACATGAAAAAGCGCGGCATTCCCTCGCCCAACCGTGCGGATGCGCTAATTATGGCATTTGCGCCAGTTCAAACCGGATTGAATATTAACCCTGCTGTTTTAGGTGGATTTTGATATGTGGAAATGGAATAAAAAACGCAAACAGCAAGAACGGCTAATTGCAGCACAGGAAGAGGCTAATCGGCTGGAGGCTGAAAAGCTCAGGGTTGCAAAGCGCAACGCGGAGTTATCGGCAGCGGTTGTAGCTCTGCTGGCTGAGCAAAAACAGAAAGCCCGTGGCTACACAATGCCGACTATCCCGGAGTTTGTGACGCCTAAAGGCAAAAAGCCGGCTATCGCTATGGATTCATGCGCGGGCATGGCGGCGTTTGCCAATTCTGACCCTCAGTTTTACAGCTCATTCCCCGGATATCCTAAGCTGGCATGGATGGCGCAGTCCAGTGATTATCGGAGCGTCCCAGAAACTACCGCAAACGAGATGACGCGGGAATGGGGCAAGGTTAAAATTAAAGGTGATGGAAATAAGGATTACGCCGATAAAATTAGCGAGATTGAGCAGCGCATAAAGGTATTGGGTATCCGTGATTTAATGCGTCGCCATATAGAAACGGAAATGATTTTTGGCCGTTCGCAACTGTTTATTGATATCAAAGGGCACGAAAATAAAACTGACTTGCCGCTGCTGGTGAATGGTACTTCTCTTGGCAAGGGGTGTCTTAAAGGGTTCAGGTTGATTGAGCCAATATGGTCGACGCCCAGTATGTATAACGCCACCGATCCGACTGAGTCGGATTTTTTTGTGCCCTCTAAATGGTTTGTGCTTGGCAAGGAAATTCATGCTGACCGACTGATGACTTTAATTATGCGCCCTGTGCCGGATATGTTGAAGCCAGCCTATAACTTTAGCGGCGTATCTATGCTGCAACTGATGCAGCCTTATGTGGAGCGGTGGCAGCGCACGGTTGATAGTGTGTCTGACTTAATCCATTCATTCTCAATCACTGGCCTCAAGACCGATATGCAAAACATTTTAGATGGAGGGCAAGAGGGGATGGCGCAACTGGTTATGCGCTCGCAGATGTTTTCACAGCTTAGAAATAATCAGAATCTAATGCTGATGGATAAAAACATGGAAGAGTTCTTCCAGTTCAATACGCCGCTATCTACACTAGATAATTTAATGCAGAAAGCGCAAGAACAGATGGCGGGGCCGAGTCATACGCCTTTGGTTAAGCTGCTTGGAATCACGCCAAGCGGCTTGAATGCTAATAGCGAGGGTGAAATACGGGTATACAACGACTACATCGCCTCCCTGCAGGAAGCGCATTTAAGACCGCAGATTGAAACTATTCTGAATTTGGTGCAGCTTGACTTGTTTGGTGAAATTGATGAACAGATTGTGTTTGAGTTTAGCCCGCTTGAGCAAATGAATGATGAGCAGAAAGCCACTATTGCCAAAACCAAAGCGGATGCTGATGCGGTTTATGTTCAGGCTGGTGTTCTGGCTGCCGAGGAAATACGCGAGCGGTTAGCCAAAGATGAAAGTGGTGATTATTCCGGGATAGATGTCGAAGATGTTCCTGAGTCCCTAGATATGGAGTTGTTTGACGATGCCGGCAACAAAGAAGAAGCCGCTAACCCTGCCTGAAATCAGGCCAAACGCCGGAATCAGCCGAAAGTACTCGAAAGTGCTGGTGTCTCTTGTACAGCAGATAAAAGCGGATGTTGATGCAACGCTGATAAGGGAGTTTAAAAAACAAGCCGAGCAGAAAAAAATGGCGATGGATGGGATTGCTGATTGGGTAGCGCATGTTATCGATTATCTAGCCTCTCGATGGCAAAGAAAACTTGATGATTTAGCACCACAATTGGCGTCAAAGTTTGTGAATCGCACAGTAACCAATTACGAATCACTGATGAAAACACACTTGCGTAAAGCTGGTTTTACTGTGCGATTCCAAATTACAGATTTTCAAAAAGAATCGTTACAGGCGGTTATGGAAAGCAATGTTGGACTGATTAAATCCATCGGTTCGCAATATTTAGATAAGGTTCAAGGGCAAGTTTGGAATTGCGTTACCGATGGCTATGATCTATCTAGGCTGGCTCAAGATTTGAGCAAAACTTACGACATTACCAAACGCCGCGCTGAGCTGATTGCAAGAGACCAAGGCGCAAAAGCACATGCTGTGATTGAAAAGGCTAAGCGGAAAGAACTAGGAATTACTAGAGCCATCTGGCTACATTCGCATGCAGGGAAAAAGCCGAGGCCGTCGCATCTGGCGGCAAACGGTAAGGAATTTGATGTGGACAAAGGGATGTATTTAGATGGGGAGTGGATACAGCCGGGAGAGCTAATTAATTGCCGCTGCTGTAGCAAAAGCATCATTGAGGGAATTGACACATGACAGACAGGGCTATAGCGATGGATAAATCCATGCGCTCATATGATGGTAATGGGCATTTAATTGTCGAGCGAACCATTATAACTAAAGCAGCAGTTAATCCGTATTTTGGTCGAGAAGTGCCTAATTATGAAAGCCTAGGCTTAGAGCCAGACAAGATATACAACCTGCTGCGCGACCCAAAAGAGCTTGAAAAAGCTCTTTCGTCGTTTAAGGGGGTTCAACTTTTAATCAAACACACGCCGGTTAGTGCTGACGATCCACATAACGATTTAACAGTAGGCAGCATCGGTACAGATATTGATATGGAGGGAAACGATGTATATGCCAGTCTTCGGGTGTTTGATAAGGATGCAATCGAGCTAATCGAAAGCGGGAAGTTACAAGAGCTATCGGCTGGGTATGCCTACACTGCCGACATGACGCCGGGTGAGTTTAATGGGCATGGATATGACGGCGTGATGCGGAATATACACGGCAACCATGTAGCACTTGTAGAGCGTGGGCGCATCGGTAGAGATGCGGTTATTTCAGATGGTTTTCCAATCGAACTTATGGAGAGTTCTATGAAGCTGAAAAAAGGTGCAATTGAGGCTGTAGCAGCCAAATTGAAACCAATTGTTGCAATGGACGGCGATATCACGTCGGATATTGTAGAGGGTGTTATTAAAACCGTGGTAGATAATATGCTGCCACAATCCCCGGAAGCTGAGGATAATGATGTAACCGAAGTGACTGAGGATGAAGACGAAGTAGAAAAAACGGCGGAAGACGAAGATTCTACAGATGAAGAGAAGAAAGCGGAAGACGAAGAGCCGGATAGTGGCGAAAAAGACAAGCCAGCCATGGATGCAGATTCTATCGAAGCGGCCGCAGTTGCCCGCATCAATGCACTGTGGCAAGCCCGTGAAGATGTTAAGCCTTTGGTTGGCGTGGTGGCGATGGATAGTGCCGAAGCTGTTTATAAATACGCTTTACAGCAGAAAGGCGTTAATACCAAAGGTGTGCACCCGAGTGCCTATAAATCAATGGTTGACCTCATCAACAAGCAGTCAAAGCCGGCTGCAATGGCAATGGATGCGGCTACTTTTAGCGAGCCTGATAAGCTGACTGCGCGTTTTCGGTAAGGATAAGGAATACAAATATGAGTTTTCAAAAGACATTAAATCGTGATTTGCCTGTTGGTGTTGAGGGTGATTTCGCATCAACCAACCCATATCACACCGTACTAGCTGGCGAGGGCGCGCTTAAAGCAGGAGCTGATGGCGTGACTATTGGCGTGTTCGCATGGGCGGATGCCACTACAGGGCTGGTATCAAATAAGCAAGTCCAAAATGGCGTCTTAGGATTTGTTCGGCGCGACAACACCGCTTTGATTAGCCAGTATCTTGCCGAATCAAGTGTGCACATTCCGGCCGGCTTTATTGTCACGCTTTATGATAAAGGTGACTTCTGGGCGCGTTTTCAAGGTGGGGCGGCGATTGGGCAAAAGGTGTTTGCCAGCACTGCGGATGGCACTGTTACTGCCGCGGCTACCGCGCCAGCAGATACGGTAAATACTGGATTTGTCGTTGCTTCTAATGCTACGGCTGGTTCTTTGGCTAAGATTACCAAATAAAAGGAGGAATAATGTCAAAATTGAATTTTGATGCACTAGCTCAGCGCGCTGGCGTGGTGTTTATGACCGGGTGCAATCCAGTAGAACTAACCACCAAAGACAAACACCAGATTGCGATGGATGCTTCGCCATTGATTACTACGCCCAATGGTGCAATTCCGGCGTTATTTACAACTTTTGTCGACCCGCAAGTTATAGAAATTTTGGTCGAACCAATGAAGATGGCAACTGTTTTCAGTGAAACCAAAAAAGGGGATTGGACATCGACCGCAATTCAATTCCCTGTCATCGAAAGCGTTGGCGAAGTGTCCAGTTATGGTGATTTTAATGAAAATGCCATGAGTGACGTGAACGTTAACTATCCATCACGTCAGCCATACCACTACCAGACGATTATCCGCATAGGTGAGCGTGAGATGGCTATTGCTGGACAAGCTCGATTTGATTGGGCTAGCCGAAAACAGATTGCCGCCGCGCTAACGTTGAATAAATTTCAAAATAAGAGCTACATTTACGGCATCGCCGGGTTGCAAAACTATGGCATGCTGAATGACCCCAGTTTATTGCCGTCAATCACTGATACAGCATGGGCAGCCAAAGATGGGCAAGGGGTTTATGACTCCATTCAGAAGCTATTCAATCAGCTAGTGAAGCAAACAGGAGGTTTAATTGATCGTTCTACAGCCATGACGCTAATTGTTTCACCAGCAATGGATGCGCAGTTAACTAAAACGAATCAGTATAACGTCAACGTTTCCGACCAGATTGCCAAAAACTTCCCGAATCTGAAAGTTGTCACCGTACCGGAGTATGCTACCAATGCGGGTGAACATGTGCAGTTAGTTGCCAATGATTATGAAGGACAGCCGACTGTTGAGCTGGCGTTTACTGAAAAAATGCGCGTTCACCCGCTTATTCAAGGGCTATCAGGACAGGAACAAAAACGCTCACAAGGAACGTTTGGCGCGGTTATTTATCGCCCACTGTTTATTGCCAGTATGTTGGTATCGTGAATATTATTGTCATACATAACCGCCTCCGGGCGGTTTTATTTTAGGAGTTTAAAATGAGCAATCAAACTGTTGCCATCGGCTGCAAGCTGCCAAATGGCTTTTTTATGCAAGTGGGGGATATCTCTCATGTGATTAAGGGATATAACTCATCTATTGTAATAGGCGGGCACGGCATTACAGAAGATGTACCGGCTGATTTATGGGCGGCGTGGCTGAAAGAAAATAAAGACCGCGATTTAGTCAAAAATGGCTTTGTGTTTGCGCATTCAAATAAAAAGGATGTCAAAGCAGAGGCGAGCGAAAAAACTAAAGCCAAGTCTGGAACCGAACCGCTGGAACAGCCGAAAAACGACGAAGTGAAATAAGGTGCGTTTATGAGTGGCATTGTTGAGTTTAATGTTAATAAATTCAGGGATATCTACCCAAGCCTTAAAGCCACAGATGCGCAATTAAGTATGTATTTTGTTGAAGCCACTATGCTGCTTAATAATACCGAACGAAGCTGCGTTAAAAGCCTTGCCGAGCGCGAGGTTTTATTATTCCTGCTGGTGGCGCATTTTGCAGTATTGCAGCAGCGCATTGATGAGGGGAATGAATCGGTTGGCCGAGTTGCAAGTGCGTCTGAGGGTAGTGTGTCTGTATCGTTAGACAATGGACAAGCAACGCTATCGGATAAATGGTATCAGCAGACTCCATACGGAGCTAAGTATTGGGCATTAACGGCCAAATACCGTTCATTTCTATACATTGCCACCAACATTGCCATGCCAGTTAGGAGATAGCATGAAGAAAACAGGCAACTTGGCTGCTGCGCTACGAAAGTATGCAGCCTGTAATGGCAAAAAGGTGCGCGTGGGAATATTTGAGAAAGCAACCTATGCGAAAGCAGACGGGGCACCGTTACATATCGCACAAGTGGCTTACTGGAATGAGTATGGTGCACAGGTGCGTGTGCCAGAGCATCAAGTAACCATCTACCGCCTGATTAATGAAAAAACAGGCGATTTCCGGCGCAATGGTCGATTTATCAAGCAGAATAAGGCAAATTTTGCCACTACGCATACAGTACCCGCGCATACGATCAATATTCCCGCGCGCCCGTTTTTTCGTGCCACTATCCGGCAAAACAAAGCCAGATGGATGAATGGTGTCCCCAAATTGCTTGAACAAAACAGTGCATCGAAAGCATTAAGGCTAACCGGCGAAATGATTAAAGGAGATTTAGTTGAGTCAATAAATACATGGAAAGACCCACCCAATTCGGAATCAACAATTGCCAAGAAAGGGAGCGATGCACCTTTACGCGACACCATGCAGATGGCGCGCGCAATTGGTGTGGAGGTATCAGACGATGATGAATCTTAGAGGGATGGCTAATAGCATTATTGCTGGCGTTAATCCGAACCGGCAGGCTGTTTTAAGGATTAGCACCGGCTCAGACGTGGACGATTCCGGCAAGGTTGTCCCTAGTTTTACCGAACAACCAATCACCATACAGCCGCAAAGCATATCAACCGCAGACCTTGAGCACCTTAATCTGATTAATCAGCAAGGGCAGTTTATGTATGCCTACATAACAGGGCAGATATCAGCAATAAGACGTTCGCAAGGCAAAGGTGCTGAACACGTTATGTTTACGGCTTATGGAGAGGATGAGCCCTCCGATTGGGTGGTTAAACAAGTGGTTGAATCGTATGCGACGTGGTGTAAGGTGCTGCTATGGCGACAGTGACGCATAATCAGATTTACCGAGAAGTCCGGGCTTATTTGCTCGGGCTTTTTTCTTGCCCGTCAAAATCGGTTATTCAGGGCTATCAGAATGATGCACCATTGCCAAATAACGCAATCGTAATGACCATCTTATTTGAACACAGCCTTGATGTTGCCGCCAACTATTACGAACCAGTCGAAAACAAGGCAATCGTGCAGCAGTCAGTAGAAATCACCATGCAGATAGACTTCTACGGCGAAGAATCGGGAGACAGAGCGCGAAAGCTATGCAACCTGTGGAGGAACCACTATACGACCGCCCGTCTTTCCTCTTGCCAGCCGCTTTACGCTAAAGACCCAATGCAAATGACCTTTATTAATGAGCAATCGCGCTATGAACAGCGGTGGATGGTTGAATTAACCCTGCAATACAACCCCGAATTTGAGCATGAACAGACTTATCTGGATATGCCAACCATTACTTTATTAAACCCATAGGAAGCATTATGTTACCGTCTATTCCAGCAAGTAATATTGTTACCGTCAACCCGGCTGTAATCAGCTCTGGAGGTAAAGCCTTAAGCCTGAATACGGTTGTTTTAACCGACAACAGTATTTATCCGATTAACCAGTATGCCAGTGCAGCAGATGTGGGCAGCGTATACGGCTATAGCAGCGACCAGTATAAATTCGCTCAGTGCTATTTTGATGGTTATGTTGGCTCAACCATTAAGCCGTCAGCCTTGTTTATTGCTCGTTACAACAAAGAAGATACAAGTGCACGATTAATCGGTGCCAGTGTCAAGACAATGCAGTTGGACGAATTGCAAACCATCAAAGGCGAACTGGCTTTAACCATTGATGGCACAGCAGCAAGTGCCAAAGTGGATTTAACCGGCGTTACCAGTTTTAGCGATGCCGCAGTAACAATCGGCCACGAATTAGCTTATGACGTAATCTTTGATACCCAGTTACAGGCATTCATCATCAGCTCACCCAGCAAAGGAGCCAATTCAGCCATCTCATTTGCCATAGGCGCAGTAGCAGAGGCACTAAAGCTTACCGAAAGCACCGGCGCAATCGCAGACAACGCCACACTGGCAGACAATCCTGATTCAGTTATGGAACGGGCATCAGGCTATACCCTAAATTATGCTGTCATTACCACTATTGGCAATACGTTTAGCCTTGATACCCAGAAAGCCCTTGCCAAGTGGAACAGCAAACAAAATTCCCGTTATTGGTTTGTGTACTACGCGCAAGAACCAACTGCACTGATTGCCAACAATACAAACTGCTTTGCCTCTTGGCTAAAAGAAAACGCCATTTCCGGAACCACAGCGATTTACGGCACACTGGAGCAGGCTGGCTTGGCTTGTGGCTATGCCGCTTCAATCAATTTTAGCGAAATGAACGGCCGTGCCACTATGGAGTTTAAACGCCAGAGCGGCATCGCTGCTTCCATTACCGCATTAAAGGACGCGACAGCACTGGAGAGCAATGGCTACGCCTATTATGGCGCATGGGCTACAGCAAACGATCGCTTTATCTTTTTCCGCAATACCAGAGTAAGCGGTGATTTTGCTTGGGTAGATACCTACCTGAATCAGGTTTACTTCAACGCCCAATTGCAATTGGCCTTTATGAACATGCTGATTAGTTACAAGGCTATTCCATACAACCCTGAGGGTGTCGCCATTCACCGCGCTGCTGCCGAAGACCCGATTAAAGAAATGATTAACTTTGGCGGCATTCAGCGCGGAGTAAACCTGTCTGAGGCGCAAAAAGCGCAGATTAATTATGAGGCAGGCTTTGATGCGGCGCGCCAGATTGAAACAACTGGTTATTGCTTACTGATTCAACAGGCAACAGCACAGGTTCGTGGCAATCGCGGTTCTTTACCATTAAAACTTTGGTACACCGACGGCGGCAGTGTTCATACCGTTAATCTGGCTTCCATCAACGTGCAATAACCCTTAATTTCAAATTGGGGAACTTCCTCAAAAACACCCTAAAAGCCCGTGCAAACTGTACGGGTTTTTATTTATCCCTCCGGAGATATATATGGAATATTTAAATGTAAATTTTCTTGGCTCAGAAATCATGGTGATTAACCACAATGATGAGCCTTATGTCGCCATGCGCACAGTGGTCGATGGCATGGGATTGGACTGGGCTGGTCAATTTGTAAAGATAAAACAAAGATTTAAATCAACCGTTGTGGAGATCACAACGGTTGCTGGAGACGAAAGAAATCGTTCAATGCTGTGTTTGCCATTGAGAAAGCTCTTTGGTTGGATGATGACTATTAATCCCGACAAAGTTGCGCCGCATAAAAAGCAAACCATCATTCGCTATCAGGAAGAATGCGACGACGTGCTGTGGCAGTACTGGACTACCGGCGTTGCCAATCGTGAAAAAATATCGCAGGAAATGGAGCGGCTAAAAAAGCGGCAGGCTGAATCTGAGGCGCGTGGCAGCGCAGCAGGTAAAGCCTTATGCCAGCGAAAACTAGAAAAACGCCAACTTGAAATGCAACTGGCTGCAATTAACCAGCTCGACCTTTTCAAACAAACAGCTTAAGCAAGACGAATTAGAAAGACAACAATGCAAATTCAATTACCTGAAAATTCAGTATTTGTACATGGTGAAGAATTGAAAACAAATAGCCTTAAAGTGGCTGGTGCATTTGGGAAGAAACACTTCCATGTAATGCGTGATATTAAGAATATTACAGCACAAATACCTGATTCTTTTATCCAATCCAATTTTGGATTGGTTGAATATATTGATGGTAAAGGCCAACTTCGCCCAATGTATGAGATGACCAAAGACGGCTTTATGTTGCTGGTGATGGGTTACAACACTGAACAGGCTATGCAGATTAAAGTGGCATATATCAAAGAATTTAATTGCATGCAGTCCATGCTCAATAATCTAAATACATCAATAATGACTAAATTGTTGGCTGCGCTAGAAGCAGAAAAACAGTCATTTGCCATAGCGAGCCTAGCCGCCAAACTTCTGCGCAAACGCCAAACTGAAAAGCCAATAAACCAGACAAAAATAACGTCTTATATACAGCAGTTACAGCCCTTATTAAACAATTTTGAAGCTTTAGGAGATTAAATCATGCCAATGGGACATAATCCGTTAACCATCACCGCGGCGAATGCAGTATTAATGCTGCGCTGCAAAGGTGTTTATGATAATTTTATAACAATGCAAGGTTTTCAAGCGGATAACGCATGGAACTTTGGTGATGCCAATCTCAGTGAAGCGCGCATAGGAGTGGATGGCAAGCAGTCTATGGGATATACGCCGCATCAAATTGAATGGATACTGCACCTTGAAGCCAATAGCAAGTCAATCGCTATTCTGGAAAATATCCGCAAGGATTTTAATACCAACATGGAAACACGCCCGATTGATATTGTGGTTGAGATTCCATCTATCAAAACACGATACAGTGCCACAGGCGCATTAATCAGCCAAAGCGGGGGAACATCGGGGCAAAAACTACTAGTAGGTAGTCAGTACAAATTCAACTTAGTCTTAAATGGTGGAGAGGATATTAACTAATGGCACGCAAAACAAAAGCAGTCACAATCGATTCAGGCCGTGACGCAGGAAAAACATTCCAGATTACCGAAATGCCCTTACTTCAGGCAGACAGATGGGCGCAACAGGCATTATTTGCACTGGCGAAGAGCGGTATTGATAACCCGGGAGCCATAGACCCAAGCGAGGGCATGCTGGGCATGGCCAGATTAGCATTGCAGGCCTTAGGTAATATCGACCCAGTTATCGGCAATGAGCTGATGAATGAATTACTAACCTGTATTGAGATTATCCCGACAGGCGGCGTACCTCGTGAGCTGGTGTTGGATGAAAATGGCGGGGATATCGAAGATTTAAAAACATTATTCACCCTGCGCAAAGAAGCCTTAAGCCTGCATCTGGATTTTTTAACCGACGGCAGTTCCCCAGATATGAGCAAATAGCGGCGGGGCTGCCATTTAGGGATGGCGTATTAGCCAGAACAGTCAACGTATCAAATATAGCCAGCCAGGTCATCATGTCCGGGCTGGCTTCTTATATTGAACTGGACACCGTATTAAGCCTTGAGGATGCGCTAAACATTCTGGAAGTGCATCAGATTACCGAATACAACAAACAACTGGTACAGAAATATGGCAACGAATGTAGTTGAGCAGATGCTTATCGAGCTGGGTTTTGAGAACTCCAAGTTTACTCCCGAAGCAGAAAAGGCGATAAAGAAAAACAAAGAGCTCGAAAAATCCCTAACCGACACCGAAAAAGCGTCCAAAAAGACTGAAAAAGCCCAAGATGAACTAACCAAAAAACAGCATAATGCAATTGAGCAGACTGCTAAATTTGGAGAAGCAATCGCCAAAGTAACAAAGGAGCTGACAGGCTTTTTTGCCATCATTATCGGTTCAACAGGGCTGTTTAAACTGGCTAACGATGCCGCTCGTGCCAATATGGAAGTATCAAAGATGTCTGGCCAGCTAGGCATGAATACCAGAAGCATTACCGACTGGCGTAATGCAGCCGGTGCTTTTGGTGGTTCGGCTGAGGGCATGACGGCATCTTTAACTGGCATTAAGCAGGCAATGAACGGGCTAGTCATGTTTGGTGATGCCAGCATGCTGCCATACTTTAATGCATTAGGCGTTAATGTTGTAGACAATGCCGGCAAGGTTCGCCAGCTAGACGATGTAATGCTGGATTTGGCTGATGCATTCCAGAAAATGCCCAGAGACCAAGCCTACACAATCGGCAAAAAAATGGGCTTTGATGATGGCACCATCAATGCATTAGTTTCAGGACGTAAAGAATTACAGGAAATTCTGGCAATCCAGAAACAAATGTACCATTCTGATGAAAAAGCCATCGCACAGAGCAAAGAATTAACCAAGCAGCAGGCAATACTAAATGCGCACTGGCAAAGTATGAAGCAACTAGTGGGCGACGCCTTAACACCGATACTGATTGGCTTGGTTAAAGTAGTAAATGGTTTCTTTGAATTCCTGCAACGCCATGAAAAAGTGATTAAAGCCGTATTCCGCACCGCAGCAATAATTATTGGAATGCTGTTAATTCCCACTTTACTGAGTGCCGCGCGCGCATTGCTGGGGTTTATCGCGCCATTTACGCCACTAATCCGCGTGTTTGGACTATTGGGCGCAGCCATTAGTCCTGTTACGCTTGCTATTACTGCTTTAGGCGGGGCTTTCTTATTGCTATTCGACGATTACAAGACATGGGCAGAGGGAGGAGATTCCCTGTTTGACTGGTCGGCATTTGTGAATGGAATCGAAAAATGCAAACTGTTCGTTGAAAGCCTAAGTGATGCATTTGGTCGATTGAGTGAAAAGGCAAGCGAGGCTGCTGTCAGTATGCTTGCAGCAGCAACTGGCGAGAAAAAGGAAGATATTGCAGGATTTATTGGTGAAAGCGCGTACAGATTAACCCATGGAGGAAAAGATTACAATGAATACAACAATATAAATCCAGCAGGAGATGCGCCTGTACAACCAAGGGTACCAGCTGATAAAGCCAAGGCAGCCGCAGAATATGCAACAAAACATGCGTACGCTGCGAGTAAAAGCGAGTGCGGGAAGGCTGTTAATAACGCTTTGCGCAAGCAAGGCATTAAAGCTTGGGGGCACGGGAAAGATGTTGCAGGCAACTTACTTAAAACAGGTAAATTTCAAGAGATTGCATATAGCGAAAATTATGTGCCACAAATAGGCGATGTTATGTCTATACCTCCTATACCTGGGCACCCGTACGGACATGTAGCTATATGGAATGGTGAATATTGGGTATCGGATTATATTCAACGAAACAAGAGAGGTAACACAGCGGCTCCTGCTGATGCTTACTTTAATGCGATCAAGTCGGGAAAAATCAAGCCAGTTATAGCACGCGTGCAAGCACCAGAAGCAACGACCCTAAAAAAAACTGCAAATACATCACAAACAAAAGTGAATATGAACTATGCCCAGCAAGTTTACGCCTCTTTACGGGAGCATGGGTTCTCAGCGCAGCAAGCTAGGATAATGACAGCGGAGATTGGCCGAGAAAACTCATTTAATCCAGATTTGCTATTTGGCTCGCATACCGACCCGAAAAATGGAGCAATGAATGTTGGGCTCATTTCTTGGCAAGGTAGTCGAGCAAAAAAACTGCTTGCCTTATTAACCTCTAAGGGATTGTATAAAAATGGGAAAATGGCTAGATCAAAAGATTCACTCGATACAATGGTTGAATTTATGTTATCCGAAATATCCAGCAATCCAGCATATTCTAAAACCAAGAACGAATTTTTAAATAATCCCAATGTTGATTACGAAAAAGGACATAATGTCTTAGGAGAAAATTACATTGGGTGGAGCCACAAAGACCCTAGATATAAAAACGGACATGCTAGACGAGATGCCTATTTTGAACAGATGGCTAACATGGAGATGAGCTATAACGCAAACAGAATATCCAGAGGTGTTGTTCAAAGCCAACTAGCGAGTGCTGGCTCAGTAACTCATAACGACAACAGTAAGCAAGTTAATGTTAATATACAAAAGTTTGAAGTTAAGACCTCATCAAGTACAGTAAGCGGCACTACTGTAGCCGCGATGAAAGAACTACAGAACTACACATTTAATCAGCTTGGGACATCAATGACATGAAAAAGATATTACTAACTTTATTAGGGTTATGTGCTAGCTCATATGTTTTTGCCGAAAGCCCTCAAGTGCAGTATATAAAAGGGATGTATGAATTAAATGCATCTCTAGCAAAAGGAAGTATAACAGAAGATAACGATCTAAATATTTATAACGATGTTGATCAATCTTTCTTTTTAGATTATCTAGATAGCAATATTAAAAAAATCTACGCGAGAAATGATAAATACCAAGAAATAACTGGGGATATGGCTTGTATAGACCATGATGTTTTATGGCAGGCACAAGATTTAAATCCGTTTGCTAAACTAACATTTACTGAACCAAGCGCAGGTAGGGTTAAAGTAACAATTGGAGCCACAAAGGGGTTAGAAAAACGTTCGGTTACTTATCAGGTTAAATGCCAAAAAGATGGCGATTGCAAAATTACAGAAATCTTTGAGTATGGTAAGCCTTTCACTAAAGTAACCTCAAAATGCCTTGATGATTTCTACCGTACCGAAATCAAAAAATAGCAACTTAGATAAAAACTTTGATACTCCATAAGGAATTTTTATGTCTAAGCCATCTTTGACAAATGAGCTTACTCGCTTGTATGAATTGCTGGAGAAAGGAGCGATTACACAGGAAGAGTACGAGGAACATAAGGCTTTATTATTAAACCAAGCCCGCGGCGCATCATCAAAGAGTGATGAGTACAGTAGTGACCCAACACAGACAAAATCAGCAGGCGAAGTGCCGCAAATTATCATCAATCAAAGCTCATCAGCGGCAGCGTCATCCAGCGCGACTGCTGTAGCCAAAAATGGCGGCTGTTTAAAAAGCATCTTAGCGGCAATTGGTTTTTTGGTTGTACTTGGCGTAATTCTGAAAGCATGTCATGGAGACGAAAAGGCAGCAGCAAGTACGCCTGCATCAGAGCCGGCAGCTCAAACTGTTACCAATACAGATAGCCAAGAGGATGCTCAGGAAAATATACAAGCCGTATTGCAAAGTGCAAAACAGGAGAATGCAGCAGCAAATGACGAAATAAATACCTTATGGACAAACATGGACGTTGATGTGCGCAACCATTTAAAGCCTCAGCAGCTTGCATGGAACCGGCAAAAGAAAAAGCAGTGCCAGTCAAACCAATACCCTACGCCGGAGCAGAATCAAATAGAGTATTTAAGCTGTGAGACAGATATGACGCACACACGCATTTCTGAGCTGGAGACGCTACAAAATCAACTGTACACGGAAGTAAAAGAAGCAAAGCTACAGAAATTAAAGCAAGAAGCAGATGATTCATTCGAAACACTACAAACAACATGGGACGCTATACCAGAATCAATTAAGGATCAGTTAAGCTCAAACGTTAAAAGTTGGACTAAGAGTGCGGATAATGAATGCGATTCGGAAAAGCCGGCTGATACAGACGTACAGACAGATATTAACCGGCTCACCTGTAAAATAAAGCTGATGAAAGCCAAAACCAAAGAGCTTGAGGGATATAAAATTTAATCTTGATTCTGTTACGCAATCAACCACTCTTAGGAATAGACGTGGCGGCGTGCATGATGCATAGGTTTGGGTACCACCTTAAATTTTTAATTATCAAATAGTTAGGAGTGAATATGCGCGATTTGGGTACCACCCCATTTCAGTATCAAATGTTTAAAGTTGAGAAACAAATAGAATTTGATGATATTGAAATGGGCGTCCTTAATGACGGGACTCCATATTTAACTGGGCGTGGCTTGGAAAAAATCTGTGGAGTTGGTCATGGGCAATTCCATAGATTTGTTACCGATTGGGATAATGAAAGATTTAAACCTAGAGGCAAGATAATTCAACAATTGCTTGATACCCAAAATTATCAAGGTGATAGCTTGTTCCTGCGTGCAAATTATAATGGTGCAGAGGTACTTGCATTTACCGAACCTGTATGTATTGCTGTATTAGAATACTATGCTTTTCATGCTTCTAAAAAAAAGGAAAAGGCTCAAAACGCATTTAGGATATTGGCAAGGAGTAAATTTAGAGAATTTGTCTATCAAGCAGTCGGCTATATTCCATCAAGTACAGATAATTGGAAGCAGTTCCACGACCGAGTCTCTTTGACATACGCTTCAGTCCCTGTAGGCTATTTTAGTATATTCAAAGAAATTGCTGATATGATTGTTACTATCGGTCAGCAGGGAATATATATTGATGATTCATTTGTGCCTGATATTAGCGTAGGAATGGGATGGGCGAAATACTGGAAAGAGAATAATCTATCTGATAAATATGGCAAATGCTCGGATTATGAACATAATTATCCATCGTACTTTCCTCAAGCTAGGTCTAACCCACAACACGTAAAATGCTATCCTGAGGATGCACTTGGTGAGTTTCGAAGATGGTTTAGAAATGTATATGTTGGAGAGGGTAAATTAAGAAAATATATAAATAAGAAAGTTTTAGATTTAAGCCTTTCTTCTAAATTTTCAGATAAAGCACTTGCGGAATATGAAAAATTATTACTTCCTGGCTGAAACAATATATCACTCCCTGCTGCTGTTTTGATTTACTCAGAAGCATAGGTTAGTTACAATATCCTTGTCTTGGATGAGTAGACAATTATATTAATAACACCGCTTTTGTTTAATTCCACTTTCGAGTGGAATTTTTTATTGTTTGTAAGTTGTTGATTTTCCCTAGAGGCTTAATTTTAAGTCGCTAGGGAAAATGTTAGAAATTTAATAAGCAATAGCTATTCCCCAAATTTGGGGAATAGTTAAAAATCATACGTTTAGTAATTCCCCCAAACGGGGGTGGAACATAAAATTAGGCTGTTAATGTTTTCACCGAAATTAGGGAAAGCTAGGCGCAAGTTATTGATTTTCTCAATAAGCCGAATTTTCGGCTCAATGGAGGGTAGATTAATTTTGCGCGATTGGTGTTGACAAACTGATTTAGTATTGGCATGATTGATTTATGAGGTTTCAAAGCCTTTTAACAAGCCGCATCACGGCGGTAATCGTGATTTTTTTGTGCCTGTAAAATCTCCATGTCTACTTATCCTCTTGACATGTGATTCCTTTTTATGGCCGAGAGGGCGAGGAATAAAATACCCGCAAGGGGAATAACTCCAGCCTACTTGTTAAGGTCTTTGAACCTCTTGGCCACCCGTTAGGGTTAATTTCAAAGTAATAACAAGGAATCTATCATGAACGCATCTTTTTTTGTCCCAGTATTTTCAGGTAGCTTTAACACTCAAACTCAATTGCTTTGTAATGCGCGCGATTTGCATAAAGCTTTGCGTGTTGGAAGAGATTTTGCAACATGGATAAAGTCTCGTATTGGCGAATATGGTTTTATTGAAAATCAAGACTTTGTAGCTATTTCCCAAAATCGGGAAATAGGTTTTGGTAGGGGTAAAAAAGATTATCACCTCACGCTAAATATGGCTAAAGAGATGGCGATGGTTGAGAAAACCGAAATCGGGCGCCAAGTCCGTCGCTATTTTATTCGGTGTGAAGAAGAGCGGTATGGCAGTATGCACCACGTGGCCATTAACCACCTAATCAGCAAAGAGCAAGCCGACAGCATACAGTTGGCAGTTGAGCAGCGCAGCCAGCGTACAGGCGAATCGTACCAGAAGATATACGCCGGCTTACATGCTTACCTGAGAATAGACAGCTACAGAACCATGCCGGTAGAGCACTACACCGCAGCACTGAAATACTTGGAAAGCGTGCCAGATGCGCCGGAGCTGTTTAAACCGGCTGTTACCGACGGGCAGGTGTTGCCTAACATCAACAAAGATGGGAGATGGCTGGTGATAGTTAAAAATAGCATAGCAACCCATGTTAGGAACATATCCGGCTATAACTGCGTTAACATGGAAGCGTTCGATAAACTGATGATGCAGACAAAACAGCAGGCTGAGTATTTGCTAGAGTTAGCAACTCGCATGCGAGTGGCAGAGGGCGAATGTAGCCTTTCACGATTAGACGTGCCTATCGAAGAGCTGCACCCTAAATTCATTATTTGATTCTGTAACAAATTCAAGCCAGCCTAGTGCTGGCTTTTTTAATGGAGGTTATATGCTGCCAATTGAGGGTATTCCGAAAGTGCCAAACTTTAAAGGGCTCAATACCGCAGGCACAAATGCCTTAATCAGCCTAGGAGGCGCAGCGTTGATTAATGCTGTATTTGGTAATTACTGGGGCGTATTTAATGAATACGGTATCCCGATTCTGCTAGCTGATAACGTAATTTCCATGAAATACAACAGCACGTACAAGATAGCACAGGCACCGGTCGAAAAAGGCTCCTTTGCCTGTTACAACAAAGTTACCAACCCGTACAAGGCAACCGTTCAGTTATCCAAGGGAACGGGTGGTACTTTAATGCGTGGGGCATTTATTGGGCAGATTGAAACATTGGCCGCCAGTACACTTAAATTTCATATCATCACGCCTGAATATGTTTACACCAATGCCTGTATCACAGGGTATGACACTGCAAGAGAGGCATCAGATGGTGCGCAACTGATTAAGGTTAATCTGCATTTAGAGGAAGTGCGGGAAGTGGTAGTGCAGTACGACACCGAAGAGGTTAAAAATCCGGATGACGCCAAGCCTAAAGATGGTGGTGAAAAGCAACCAGCAAGTGCCAATAAATCACTTTTAAAATCTGGATATGATTTTGTGATGGGGTTATTTAAATGACAACTGTAACAATTCCGCTTGAAGCATACCCTAATCAAACCGTTTCTTTTGTTATGGCTAATAAACGCTGGTTTGTTTCATTATTTACCCGTTTGGGACAGTTGTACGCCAGTGTTGAAAATAGTAAGGATGGGGTAATAGTACATAACCGTGTATGTCTGAATAAAACACCAATCACAAGAAATCTGGTGTTTATCGATACAAACGGCGATGCAGATCCAACCTATACCGGCCTGAATGGCCGGTTTCTTTTGGTATATAGCGATGAAACGTAAACAGATTAAGGTAACAATAACACTGATTGGCAAAGACGAGAAAGGCGAACAGATTGTTTTCGTGGACAAGGCTAATCAGATGAGTGCCACGGGCTTTCGTGTATCGTGCAATATTATGTATGGCTATGGTGCAGTCATGCCTACCGCGCAAATCCGTGTTTATGGGCTGGCGATGGAGAAAATGACCAAACTCTTGCGCGTGCGCTGGAACACTATGGGCGCACTGATGAATCGCGTAAAAATAGAGGTTGGTAATGAGGGTGATAAATTACTTAACGAATTTGAGGGCAATATAACCTTTGCTTATCCGGACTTCTCTAATGCGCCCGATGTTTGTCTGGTGATTGAATCACAGGCCGCAGCGTTTGAAAGCGCGAAGCCAGAAAAGCCATATGAACACAAAGGTGAAATTGATGTGGCTGATATCTTCAAAGAGATTTGTGACGATATGGGCTATCAACTTGAAAACAATGGCGTATCCATCAAAGTACAGAACGTTACCCTGAACGGGTCAAATCTGGACAAACTAAAGGCATTGGAGCGGGCTCATGAACTAGATATGTATATTGAGAATCACCTCATAGCCATTACACCAAAAGGCGGCTCAAGAAACATTAAGATTCCAGTAATTACGCCAACTTCAGGCCTGATTGGCTATCCGACGCCTGATATTCGCGGTGTCACATTTAAATGCTTGTACGACCCGTTGTTGCGCTTTGGGGGTATCTGCAAAATCAAGGACAGTATTGTTGAAGTCTGCAATGGTGAATGGCGGATTTACGGCATGTACAAAAGCTTAGAAGCCAATCAGCCGGATGGTAACTGGTATTGTGAAATAGCCGCTACATGGAGGGACAGTAAAGATGCCGCAATCAGCAAATAGTTATGAACAACTGAGTAACCTTAATATTAATCACTCATTAGGCGGAGTGACTGAGTTTAACGCTGTTGTGACAAATCTGATGTCAAAAATCCAGACCGTTACAGTGGTGAAAGTGGTGGCTGTTTCTGGTGCCGGTGTCAGTCCTGTAGGAGAGGTGGATGTACAGCCATTAGTACAGATGCTTGATGGCGCCGGTAATGTCTACCTAGTTGGCAAAATATTTAGCGTGCCATATTTCCGGTTACAGGGTGGTACTAATGCGATTATTTGTGACCCTGTGGTTGGGGATATAGGCTTATGCGCATTTGCATCGCGGGACATATCCGCAGTTAAGCGCAATAAAGCAGAATCGGCACCAGCCAGCCGCAGACAGCATGATTGGAATGATGGCTTGTATATTGGCGGTTTTCTGAATGGCACGCCGGCGCAGTACGTGCAATTCGCCAGCGATGGCATCGTTATACATTCACCTACAGGAATTACTTTAGAAGCACCGTCCATCAAGCTACAGGCATCATCAGTAACCACCCAAACCGGCAGCTTTGCCGTTAATGCCAGCCAGACCGCTCAGTTTACCGGTGGTGCAGGTATCAGCTCAGACGGTGACGTAAAAGCAGGTTCTGTCAGCCTGAAAAATCACACCCATAAAGGCGTAACTACAGGTGGCGGTAATACAGGGAAGCCCAATTCATGAAAACATTATTTTTAATGCCTGATAGTTGGGATTTGGCACTAGATGCAAATGGCAATATCGCCGTAGCTGAAAGCACCTACCAACAGGCGCAGGATATAGCCAGTGCCTGCCGGACAATGAAGCAGGATATGTACTTTAATCAGCAAGAGGGAATCCCTTATTTAACAGAGATTCTTGGCAATGGGCGCTATCCCTTAGCGTTGTACCGCAAATATCTACAGGATGCCGCATTAAGCGTGCCGGGCGTATTAACCGCACTGCCGGAGCTGTATCTTGCAAATGACCGGATAGTGCGCGGACAGATTAAATTCACCAATGACAAAAATCAGACAGGGGTAATTGGCTTATGAGCATTCCACAATTACAGATAACCGATAACGGCATTTTAGCCCCCTCCACAGATGAAGTAATTGGCGGGCTGTGGGATATGTTTAAAGCGGCATTTGGCGAAGATTTAAATACAGCCATGAACACCCCGCAAGGACAGTTAGTCACATCATTAGCAGCCATCATCACAGATGAGCGCAACCAGATGATCAACCTGTTAAACCAATTTGACCCACGTTACGCACAGGGGATATGGCAGGACGGACTGGGCTATATTTACTTCATGACCCGCAAAATGGCGACGCATTCCAGCGTTGAATTAGTACTAACTGGCTTAGCAGGCACAATTATCGCCGCAGGGACATTGTTCAATGACGATAATGGCAATGCATGGCAAATAACCCATAAAACAGTTATCGGAAGCGATGGTAAGGCTATAGCACAGGCTCAATGCACGACTTCGGGAAATGTTAATGCCGCGCCGGATACAATAACAACCATACCAAAAGCAATTGCTGGGTTAGACCGGATTACCAATCCCTATGCGGCAATTGCTGGCGTGAACGAAGAAAGCCGTATTGATTTTGAAAAGCGACGGCATGCGTCAGTAGCCATCAATAGCAAAAACACCAATGCCTCAACGTATGGCGCGGTGGCTGATTTGCCTGATGTAAAGGACGTTTATGTAATTGACAACCCAACCGATGAGACGATTAACGTAGGTGTAACCAATTATCCGGTTATTCGCAACAGTATTCTGGTGTCGGTAGTGGGAGGAAACGATGAAGCAATAGCCCGTACCATTTTAAACAAGGCAGGGTCGGGTTGTTCATTTAACGGCAACACAGAATGCATTATTGCTGATACAGAGAATTTCCCCGTACGACCTCCCGCCTATACAGTTAAATTTTTACGGCCGGCCATTGTGCCGGTTTTTTTTCAGGTAACGGTTGATGATAGAGATTCATTATCCCATCAGGACAGCGAAGCGATAAAAGCTGCGATTACCAAAGGATTTGCCACAGGCGCCACCAAAGCAGCCATAGGCCAACCTGTTATTGCCTCCAAGTTTATCTGCCCTGTAGCAGCCGCAATCCCTCATTTAAGTGTTATCTCATTGCGCATCAGCAAAAATGGCACGGAATGGGTGGATATACTCAATATGGGCGTTGATGAGTTCCCGACTACAACCATTTATCAGATAAAAATCGCATGAAAAATATCCAAGATACATTGATGTCGCAGTACGCAAACAGCCCGATTATCTGCAATCTGATTGTCAGCATTAATGATTGTATCGACCCTGCAAAATCAATTGCTGATTTTTATAAGCTTGCATTCAATATAAAAACAGCACAGGGATTCGGGCTGGATATCTGGGGACGGATTGTTGGTGTAAATCGCAACATCAGCATTCCGCCTGATGATGTTGAAGCATTCGGCTTTAAAACCAGCCCGCAATCATTTCAACCGTTTAATAGTCAGCCATTTAGTTCGGCGGGCGCGCGGTTCAGTGCATACAGACTATCAGATGAACGTTTTCGCACGCTGATCATGATTAAGGCTGCGGCCAATATCCTTAACGCCACCGCACCGAATATCAATAAATACCTGCGCATGATATTCCCGGATAAACGCGTGTACTTTTTAATTATCGGCCACATGAAAGGCCGGTATTTTTTTGAGTTTATCCCTAACAAATTCGAGCGACACATAATTTACAACTTAGGCTTATTGCCCAGACCAAGCGGTGTATTAATCGATTACCGAGAATCCCCGCCAACGGGGATTTTTGGTTTTTCCGGAACAGGTTTTCAACCATTTAACCAAGGAAGTTTTGCATGAGTAAAAATCCAGTATTAATTCCACGTCCATTTGCTGTAAACGGCAGCAAAAACAGTATTCATGACACAAGACAGGCAGGGCAAGACCCCGAAGACGCGACATGGAGCGACGGCTTTCCGAACGTTACCATGCAGCCAGTCGAATCAGGAGGATTACCACCGAAAGGCATGGATTTTAACGGCATCTTTAATGCCTTATCTGATACTGCGGTACATCTGCAGAAAGGCGGCTTGTTTTATTTTGACAAGGCCTATTCCGATTCGTTTGGCGGCTACCAAACCGGAGCTATCCTGATTTCAGATGATAATGCCAAGTTATTTATTTCAACCATAGACAAAAACACCAATAATCCCAATCAGATTATGACAGGGTGGCAAATTCTGGCGGGGGAGGGCGTAAATGCAGCAACAGCTACCAAACTACAGGCATCAAGAACCATCAACGGCGTGCCATTTGACGGAACACAAGATATTAATGCAACGCCAGCCGGCGCAGTACAGTTTTTCGCCATGGAAACGGCTCCTATAGGCTGGTTAAAAGCTAATGGTGCAGTCATATCCCGTACACTATATGCCAATCTGTTTGCAGCCATTGGCATTAGATTTGGTGCGGGAGATGGGAAAACCACATTTAATTTGCCAGATTTACGCGGTGAATTTTTACGCGGCTGGGATGACGGTCGAGGAGTTGATACAGGCCGGATATTTGGCGATACGCAGGCAGATGCAATCCGTAACATTGTGGGTCAGTCAGAGGTTTTCCATGTTCAAACTCTAGGTAATCGATATAACACTAATGGAGCTATTGAAACCTTGCGCAGTGAGGTGCGTAGGGGCTCAGTGAACGTGGGCGAATCAGACAATTTATCAACCATCCATTTTGATGCGTCTCGCGTTGTCCCGACCGCGTCTGAAAATCGCCCGAGAAACATCGCACTACTCGCTTGCATTAAAATTTAAGGATTAAAAATGAAAATATATGCTCCTACTATTCCAGTTTGCCAACTAGACGAAAACAACTACTTTGTTGGTATGACTACAGCAGATTTAGACCCATTAGAAAATAATGGACATTATCTAATACCAGGATTATGCATTGAGGCAACAAAGCCCGAATTTAAGGCTGGTTATATCGCGCAGTGGACTGGTGAATCATGGCAATATATCGAAGACCATCGAGGCGAAACGGTATACAGCAAGGAAACCGGACAAGAAATTAAAATCAGTGAGCCGGGCAAATTGCCGGAAACAGTAACAACTATTCCTCGCCCTGATTCTTTTCATCATTGGGTAGAAAAAGAAAACAAATGGGTTATGTTGCCAGAAGATGAAAAACGAAAACAGCAGCAAATAGATAATGAGCGACAAGCAAAAATTAATACCTTGCTATCGGTTGCTACTGAAAAAATTGCAGCATACCAAGATATGATTGATTTTGCTGATACCGAAGAAGAAAGCACAGAAGCAGAAAAGGGATTGCTTGCTTGGCGGAAGTATCGAGCTGCCTTATTGAAGTATCAGAAAGGTTTAATCCCCGAATTGCCATCAGCACCAAATGAATAATTTGGCGAGTTGCAAATTTGCAAAAATAAAAGCCCTCAGAAGAGGGCATTTTTTATGGAGTAAATACATCATGCTTAAAGCATTTAAATGGTTACACTGGTTGCTTGATTTACGCTTTTTACCGGACAAATTTCAAGATTGGTTATTTGGTACCGGCACACGAATAATTGAAGTGCTAAGCGGGTTTGCTATGCTGGGATTTGCGCTAGTATTTGCATTGCACGGCGAAGATATGATTAAAGAGGATTTATACGAAAAATTCCTACATCTTCATCCTAAGATATTCGTGGCCATCTTGGTATTTGTGGCAGCAGGGCAGCTATTTGCTGCCTTTTTTCATTCCAGCCGCAGCAATATCTTATCGGGCTGTTTCCTGATTTGGTCGGCTTTAATCTGGGTGGTTATATCCGGAGCATTTATCGCAGCATACCCACCTTTGTCTACAGGCATGACCACCTATCCCATTATTGCCATTATTTGCGCCCTTGCCGGCAGGAATTTAATCAAACACACCAAACGGGTAGAAGACAAAAAAGGCGGTGAATGATGAACGAAGCTTTCACACTAGCCAATTGCTTTGCCCTCGCCGGTGGCTTTCTGGGCGCGCTGGTGGTGTCTGATTACAAACGCTATGGGACAGTGCTAACCGTTACATTCATCGTTATAGGCATGGTTTTTGCGGCAGCATTAACGGAATATTTCTTCACACAAGAGCACCCATGGCTATTTGCAGGTGCTGGTGTATTTGCCGGTATGGCTTCCACGTCTCTACTGGATGCGTTTAAGGCAGCCGCACCGAAGATGGCGCAAAAGCTGATTAATGCCGTTTGTAACAGGGCAGAGAAGATGATTGGAGATACAGACGACCGGCAGAAATAGGATGCCGGTTATTTTCTATTAATAAAATTCATGCAAAAAACGACTCACGCTGCAGCATAACTGCAGTTTTCTGCATTGTAATATACTGATTAAAAAGATTAATTTGTTAAACGAGAAGACAGCCATTTTTTGGACTGTCTTTTTTTTTTCATATAGGAGATGGAATTATGTACAAACTAAGCCAACGTTCATTAGGAAATCTGCAAGGAGTAGATGCTAGTTTGGTTAAGGTAGTTAAGCGTGCCATTGAAATTACCAAGCAGGATTTTATGGTAACTGAGGGTTTGCGCAGCCGTGAGCAGTGCTGCATTAATTATGGCAAGGGACGAACAGCACAGCAATGTTCTATCAAAGGCGTGCCAGCTAAATACGCCCAGCCAAGCTTAAGCAAAGTAACCTGGTTAAATAATCCGTTTGCGAGCAAGCACACCACAGGCAAGGCGGTGGATTTAGTGCCGTATCCAGTAGATTGGAATGATTTAAAGAAATTCCGGGTAATTGCCGAAGCTATGAAGCAAGCCGCAGCAGAATTAGGCGTAAAAATGGCATGGGGCGGGGATTGGGCAAAGACTAAAGATTACCCGCATTTTGAGGTGTAGCCATGAAAAACATCAATTATCTATCCTTAGGCGCTTGGGCTTTGCTTGCCTTGATGGTGTTATTTGCTGTACTTAGCTATGGCAGCAAGCAGTACCAGAAAGGTTATAGCAAGGGCGTGGAAGAAGTTCGGCATCAGTATCAGGTGGCTTTGGCCAAGCAGCAGGCGTCCATCAATAAAGCCAGCCAAGAATACGAGAAACAGAAAGCAGAAAATGAGGTAAAGCAAGATGAACGACAAGCACAAGTTACAAAGATTATTAAAGTTCCTGTCTATACTAACGTGTGTCTGGACGCTTCAGGGGTGCGCATCATCAACGAAGCAATCAGCAGTCGCTAGTATTCCAGCCAACCTTACAGAGCCATGCCCTGCATTAAGCCCGTTAAACGGCGCTACAGGCGCAGACATCTTGCCGTGGGCAGTTGGGGTAGTAGGGAAGTATAACGACTGCGCAAGGCGGCATAGTGCGCTAGTAAACGTTATTCGTAAGTGAAAACTAAAGAAATGGCTTGGAATGGTAGAATATTCCAAGCCAGAATAAGAATATTTACAATGATAGATAAATAAAGCTATTCCGCAGAAAAAAATCAGCATTTGATTTGTAATAGCTTTTTTATGGCTATTTATGGGTATTTGCGGAATGGAAAACGGTCGCAAACCGCCATTTTATAAGGGTTTATTTTATGATAAAACGTCAGCCAAAGACAGTTATCAGTCAACGTGTTGCCTTGATTGGCGATGCCGCGCATACTGTTCATCCGCTAGCTGGACAGGGTGTTAATCTGGGTTTTGCCGATGTGCAGTGCCTTAGTAATCTTCTGGCACAATCCAGTGATATAGGTAGCTGGTCATTGCTCAAGCAGTATCAGCGTTCCAGATTGCTGGCAGTACGTATGATGCAACAGGGATGTGATGGACTGTTCAGGTTGTTTGCCAATGATAATTTACCCGGCATAGGCTGGCTGCGTAATCAGGGACTGAATTTGGTTGATTGTTCGTGGATGATTAAGAACAGGCTGATTCGTCAGGCCATGGGTTTATAACGATATTACCCAAATATTATATTCTCCCTAAACTTTCATACTAACGTTTTGGAAGTTAATTGTAATCTATTATTCAATAATTTAGAAACGTTAATGTTATTCTGAGCATGCGTTTGTTAATTATAAGTCAGGCATTAAATTTAGTAGTACTTTCCCAGTCAGTAAGGTTAATTTACTTATTACGCAGAGTTATATTTTAGTTTTTACTTCTTGCTTTTATAAATTATGTGATCAAAGCTTCTATTTAAAAGTTCGCGCTTGAAGATGTAAGAGTACTTACATTCATAGTATTGAAAATCTTTGAGTCCTGAAAATGAAATATCCTCTCACTTCTATGGTTATTAATAATTAATAATCATAGAAGTGAGAGGATATATTTGAATTAAAGGCCAATCAGATTAACTTAGCTTATTGAATAATACAATCACTCAGCATTGGTGTACCAGCAAATTCGCTATCACCCGTACAAATCATATTGATTTTTTGACCTTTTTTCAGGTTGGCTGCTTTATCGGCTTCGCTAGTGGCCAATTTCGCCTGAGGCATATCTATTTCAAATTCATCGCCAGCTTTAAGTACTACATATGGTTCATCTCCCAATCCGGCTTCAATACTGTTAATAGTGCCACTGATAGATAATTTTTTATCTTTAAATTTTTTATTTGCGGCCACTTCATTTGCTTTATAGGCTTTCAGTAACTCATTTGACGTAACTTTAATTAATGCTTCTTCATTTTCTGTTACATCGGTATGATTACCAGTAGTTGTTGCTGGGGCTGTTACATTTGAAGCTGCTGGAGCTGATGTTGCCGGAGCAGAAGAACTCTGATTTATTTCTGGTTTAGTGTCGTTCTTACCAAATACAATGCCTAATATAATTAAAATAACAACAATAATTACAATCCATTTTACAGCGTTTTTCAA